GAAGTATGCAGATGATTGAAGCAACATACATTGACCACATGGGTAATGACTTGACTGTAGCTAACGCTGCCCGTGTATCGTTTGGTAAGACAAGTGAGATGGAAGACGATCCTTGGGGGCCACCTAAGCTCAAGAAGAAAGACGATAAGCTGATCCGCTACCTTGCCAAGCACAAGCACATCAGTCCATTCGGACATTGCTTCGCATCCTTCCACGTTAAGGCACCAGTGTTCGTAGCACGACAGCTAGTGAAGCATAAGTTCTTGAGATGGAACGAAATATCTAGGCGTTACGTCAGGGATGAACCAGAGTTTTACCAGCCTAAGCTACGTGCAGCAGCCAAAGACAAGAAGCAGGGCAGTGGTGACCCTCTGATACTTAGCATACAGCAGGATGAAGTTGTCCGTCATGCCCACATCGAAGCGGTTAAGCAGTACAGATACCTGCTACAGACAGGCGTTTGTGAGGAGCAAGCAAGGGGCATCCTTCCTCTGAACCACATGACTGAGTGGTACTGGAGCGGTAGCCTGGATGCCTTCGCTGATATGTGTAACCTACGCTGCAAGTCTGACACACAGGCAGAGACACGGGTAGTAGCACAACAGATTGACCGCAAGATGATTGAACTATTCCCTGTGTCATGGGATGCACTAACGGAGGATGAGGAAGAATGATAAAGAGTGAATGGGATCGCCTAATAAAAGAACGTGAAGACTTTAGGGAGAATGTATTGGCAGAACATACATCAGACATCGTGAATGAACCTAAGCACTACGCACGGTGGGCCATTGAGCCTATCACATACATCATGCGTAATGGTTTTGAGTTCTGGCGTGGCAACATTGTTAAGTATGCCAGTCGTGCAGGATACAAGATGTACGAGGGTAAGACGCAGGTGCAAAGCGAGATCATTGACTTAGAGAAAGTCCAACGCTATTGTCAGATGCGTATCAATCAACTTAATGGAGAGGATAAGCTATGATACCTATAGGTCAACTAAGATTGTTACTCACTAAGGCTGGACTAGAGTATGTCATCACTCGTGTTGAGGGTAACATAGCACACGTCAACATTATTGTAGCGGAGCAACCAGATGTACACAGTTGAGTTTGAATCAGATGCAGCAGTAATCACAACACTAGATCAAAACGATATGTATGAGGATGTTGAGGTTATCCTGGGTGACGGTGGTGATGTGTACATCAGACAGTACGAGCCAGACATGGATTCATACCAGCTAATACTCATGAGCGCACAGCAGTGGATAGACTTGATGGCTGCATACAAAAGCTCTGAAGGTTCCTATTATGTAGAGTTGAAACATGAATGAGCTAGGGCAAGGTTTTTTTGCTGGTGTGTTCGCAATGTATGTGTTAGCACTGCCCTTGTTATACCACATGGTAGAGCCAGAAGATCCTGAGGAGAATAGATCTGGCCCTATCAGGTTTGCCTTCCTGTGGCCTCTGATTGCACTGGAAGTAATATACCGTATCTTTGTAGGAGAGAAAGACAATGATGGAACTGGCCTTAATTAAAACATTACTTGAGCGTGACTTTTATGAGCAGCATAAGGGCATTCGTTGCCCCGACAAGATCTTTAGCAAGGATGTACGCAAGATCAAGCAGGCACTAGACACTGCCATGGAAACATATGATGGCAACATGAACGTGCAGGACTTGCAGGCTGTGTTCAACCGTATGAACCAGAGCATGACCACAGCAACACGCACAGCATACGATGCACTATTCCGCCGCATTGATATTGCTGAGCCTATCAAAGAAGAGATTGCACAGGACACACTGTCCCACTTATTTCAGCAGCACGTTGGGGATGTCGTTGCTAACCTTGGCTTTGACTACGTGAATGGCACAGAGAATAGCCTTGAGCCTTTGCGTCAGTTACTTGAGGAATACAAGAACGACTTCACGCCTAACCTCCGTGTTGACTGGGAAGACGATGACCTAGATACAATCCTAGATGCTACTGCTCTTGAGTCACGCTGGTCATTCAACATACCTAGCCTGGCTCGTAAGGTAGAGGGCGTCAGTGGTGGTCACTTGGTTGTTGTGGGCGCACGTCCCAACACAGGTAAGACATCATTCCACGCCTCTCTTATCGCCGCTGACGGTGGCTTCGCTCATCAAGGCGCACGTTGCATTGTGCTTTGTAATGAAGAGGCATACACACGGGTGGCATCACGCTACGTTAGCGCATCTGCTAACATGACAATGAAAGAGGTACGCGGTAACCAAGCTCTTGCTCGTATGCGCTATGAGCCTGTGCGTAAGAACGTCATGTTCAAGGAGAGCACAGGTAAAACTATGGCGTGGGTTGAGTCTGTTGTGAAACAGGAGAAGCCTGACATTGTAGTTCTGGACATGGGTGACAAGTTCTCTGACATGAAGAGTGAGCGCAGTGACATCACACTCAAGGCTGCAGCTATCCATGCCCGTAACATTGCCAAGCAGTATGACTGTTGTGTGATATGGATGTCACAGTTGAGCGCAGAGGCAGAGGGTAAGGCAGATCTTAACCAGTCTATGATGGAGGGAAGCAAGACAGGTAAGGCTGCAGAGGCAGACCTCATGGTACTTATCGGCAAGACCATGCAAGTAGAAGGAGAGGATGAAGATCCAGTACGCTATCTTAACCTTGCCAAGAACAAACTAAACGGGTATCAGGGTAAGATTACTTGTGTGCTAGATGGATCACGTTCTATCTACACAGCTTAGGGGATAGACATGAGACTAGTATTAGACGTTGAGAACAGTGTGACTTGGAGGGACGGGAAGATCTTTAATGATCCTTTCGAGCCTACCAACACGCTTACTCAGGTTGGCATGGTGAATGCTGACAATCACGAAGAGTTACATATTGTAACATTAGATCACAATGACGCCAAGGATACATCAGGTGCAGGCCGTGCATTGATACAGAGTGTGCTGGACATGACAACTCTGCTCATCATGCACAACGCTAGGCATGACTTGATGTGGCTGTGGGAGAGTGGCTTTACTTATGACGGTGCAATCTATGACACACTGCTTGCTGAGTACCTCTTACATCGTGGGCAGAAGGCACCACTAAGTCTTGGTGCATGTGCTATACAGCGTGGCCTAGCTGAGCAGAAGGAGGACTACCTGTCCATCTGCATTAAGAAAGGTATCAACACAAATGAAACTGATCTGGATAAGCTCAGCCTTTATCTTAGGGCTGACCTGCTCACAACTAGCGAGTTGTTCCACTCTATCGAAGCAGACTACGCAACCCCCGAAAGCAAGTCTCTACACACCGTCAGAGATGTCACCTTCAACACCTGCAGAACCCTTACCAGAATGTACATGTCAGGAATCAGGGTGGATCTTGATGAACTAGAACGTGTGCGTGTACTCTTTGAGGATGAACGATCTGAGCTTGAGACTAAGTTGCAACAGCGTGTGCGTGAGCTTATGGGTGACACACCTATCAACATAGGTTCACCTGAGCAGATGTCACAGGTTGTGTTCAGCGTCCGTATGAATAACAAGAAAGAATGGGCTGGTCTATTTGACTTCACCAACACACCAACAGAGTTTCGTGATGCAGTAAAGGCTAACAGTAGTCCCATCTACCGCACCAAGGCATTCACTTGCCCAACCTGTGAGGGCGAAGGCAAGACGTACAAGATCAAGAAGGATGGCACCAAGTTTGCTAGACCAAACAAGTGTAAGGACTGTGATGCTCGTGGCTTCCAGTTAACACAGACACAGCAGGTTGCTGGGCTACGCTTCTCTGCACCTAACAAGAAATGGGTAAGCGCTAACGGGTTCAGCACAAGCAAGGACAAGCTACAGCTGCTCATCAGCACAGCGCGTACACACAAGAAGCATGAAGCTGTATCCTTTCTGGAAGACTACCTGCGCTACAGTGCAATCAGCAGCTACCTGTCTACGTTTGTGGATGGCATAGGTATCTACTCAAAGGACGATGGTTTCCTACACGCCACGCTCACTCAGAGTGTGACAGCCACAGGTCGCTTCAGTGGCAAGGAACCCAACATGCAGAACATGCCACGGGGAGGTACGTTCCCTGTTAAGCGTGTGTTTGTGTCGCGCTGGGATGGCGGCTACATCTGTGAGGCAGACTTTGCTCAGCTTGAGTTTAGAACTGCTGCGTTTCTTGCTCAGGATGAGACAGCCATGCACGAGATTGCTACAGGTGTAGACGTTCACGCTTACACTGCAAAGGTTATCTCTGATGCAGGCCAGCCTACGTCACGCCAAGACGCCAAGGCTCATACGTTTGCGCCCCTCTTTGGGGCTACAGGGTATGGCAGATCTAAGGCTGAGGAAGCGTACTACATTCAGTTCATTGATAAGTATAAGGGGATTGCAGCATGGCATAAGAACCTGGGTGAGGAGGCAATGCGCTTTAACAAGATTACTAATGTGTCAGGTAGGCAGTACGCTTTCCCTGATGTATCACGAAGATCAAACGGTAGTGTGACACACTTCACGATGATCAAGAACTACCCAGTGCAAGGCTTTGCAACAGGGGATGTCGTACCTGTCGTACTCAATGAGATGTACAAACGTCTTGAACCTATGCAATCCTGTCTGGTGAATACTGTGCATGACTCAACTGTTATTGACATACACCCTGATGAGAAAGATCAAGTGCTATCAATGATAAATGATATGAATGAGGGCTTGACGGATTTAGTTGAATCAGTGTATGGAATACGAATGAATGTGCCTCTACTATTAGAAGCTAAAATAGGCCCGAACTGGCTTGACACAGTGGACGTATGAGGTATAACTAGGTACTCTTTGACTCTATTAAAAGGATATAGAAATGAGCAACGAATTAGCAATCGCAGCAGAGCGTGGGCAATCTATGGCAGAGATGATGGGTGTATCAGCTGCGTCTACTCAGCAGTCCACACCCTCTATTGCACGTGTCGGTATGATCCATCAGCCTATCATGGGTGAGGTGGAGTTTAACGGCAAGACAATCAAGACAGAGGTTTTGCCTATAGGTACATTCACTCTGGTGCAGGGTGAAGATAAGGTATACAGCAATGGTATTACCTTACGTGTCTTTGCTCAGCGTAATCAGTGGCAGCGCTGGAACAGTGAGACAGAAGAGATGGAGAAGTCTGTCATGTCTAACTCACTCAATGGTGACATGAAGGACAGCGTTGGTGGCTTTAACCTTGGGCGTCCTACTGGGTACATCGAAGACTTCCAAGCCCTGCCTGAAGCTACTAAGCAGATCATGCGTTCAGTAAAGCGTGTTAAGGTATTCTTTGCTACTGTCACACTAGACAACCCCATGAATGACAAGGGTGAGCCTGTTACAGGTAACTACACTGATGTACCCGTGGTTATGGATGTTAAGAACCGTGACTCACTCAAGAGCATTGATGCTGTACTGAATGGCTTGAACCGTAAGAACCTGCTGCCTATCATGTCTACCATCAAACTGTCTGGCGTAGAGGATAGTATCCCTACAGGTGCT